AACTTTTTCTTCTATTTTTTCACCTATTTCCTGAATTTCTTCTTCTACTTTTTCTTCAATAGGTTTTTCTTTTTTTTCTTCAACGATTTCCTCAATAGGAGTTTCTATTTCTTTTTCTTCTTGTCGTACGCCTTGCAATCCCATTTCGGTTTTTTCCCCAGCTTTTTCATCTTTGCTGCTTTTGCGTAACACGCTTTCTTCTGGTTTTTGTTTTTGAACGGCATCTTTTTCTTCCTTTTTAGGTTCGTTAATTTTAGATAAATCTATTTTAATAGGTTTATCACTTTTCACTAGTTTTTTAGGTCTTTTTTTAATCTTAAAAGTACCTTCTTGTTTTACTTGTTCTGACATAATATAATATAATAAAAATTAATAAAATAATTTATTGTGGTTCAAATTGATCTAAATTAAATCCGCCTAAACTATCATTTCCAGCAGATTCAAAATCTGTAGGTAATTCGTCATTTTGTCTTTGACTAATTAATTGTGATTGTTGTGTAGCTTGTAATTTTGTTCTTTTATCTTTACGATCTTCAATAAATTGTTCTTTTGCTCGATCTTTACTAACTTCAGCTTGAGCTAATTGTAACTGATAGTTAAATTCTTCAGCCATTAATTGTTTTTTAATTAAAGCTTCTTGTTCCATTCTTTGTATTTCAAATTGAGATTTTGCTTGTTCAATTTGTATTTCTGTTTCTGCTACAGCTTGTTGTTTTTGAACTTCATTTAATGCAGCTTGTTCAGATTGTTTCATATTAGCTTGCGCTTGAGCTGCTATTTGAGCTTGTTGGGCTTTTTGATCTTTTTCTTCTTTTTTAAGTCTTCTAAATTTTAAAACTTGATTAGCTAATTGAAGATTTCTTATTTCTCTAATATCAATAGCATCTTCTAAATATATTAATTGTTGTTGTAAAGCCATTTGAATATTTTGTTCTAACATAGCTTTTTCTTCTTCATCTGGTTCTAATTCTAAATAAATACCAAAATCATGTAAAGATAAATCTTTAATTTCATCTAAAGTAGCAATATTAAATTGATTAATACTTTTTTTCAAAGAAGATTTTGTAAGTGAAAAATTTAACATATCAGCTATTTTCAAAGAAATATTTTCACAAGTTCTTAAAGTTAAATATAAATTAGCATCTAAAATATGTCTGGTTGCAGTATTTGAGGCATTTGCTGCCATTTTTTGTAATCCCACTAAAGCATCTTTCTCTGGCATACTACCATCTCTTGCTTCATTAAGTCCGGTTACATCTCTTATCATTTGTAAATAATATTGATAAGTATTAATTAATGATGCAATTTTACCGTTAGCACTAGAAGATTGTAATTCTTGTATAGGAACTTTACCTCTATTAGGATCACCATCTTGTGTTAAACTTCTACCAACTATACTACCAGTTTGGAAATACATATTTAAAGCTTCCTGTGGATTATAATTAGTACCATTACCTAAATCTACTTCAGCAAGTCCATCAACATCTACAAATACACCATCTGGTACCATTCTTGCAATTACTTGTTGTAATTTTAATGAGGTTAATTGAATCATATCGGCAAAACTGGTCATACGACCGACTAAAGATTCTATACGGCCTTGATATAAGTTAGGAGCACATATATTATAATTCATAAATACCTTTGTAGTATCTCCATATGGCCTAGTCATATTTTCAGCTAATTTCCATTCTAACATTTGTGGAACACCCATAACTTTTACCCCACTAAATAAAACTTCTATACTTCTAGAAACTCTATCAAAATTATCACTTGGTGGTGGAGCAAAAAAGTCAGGTTTTTCTAAAACTTTTTCTAATCCTTGTTCAGTATTTTTGATTTTAAAAACTTGATCTACATAGGTTTTATATTCAAAATATAATAATTGAACTAAATCATTATCATAATTAGGATTAGCTATATAACCTTGACGACCGGGATATCTTACCATAGTTTTTAATTCTTCATCGGTAAGATAAGGAAATTGTTTTTTTATTTCTGGAATAGTTAAAGATTTTATTTCTCCTACATACCATACATCTTCAAAATTAGGATCATTAGTATACGAATATACTAAATTAGCTGGATCTACATAATCTACTACTATTCCTTCTGTTTTATTAAAACTTGTTTTAACAGCTCCAATTCCTATTGTAACAATATCTTCAGTTACTCGTTTACTAGTTAAATGATATTTATTAAAAGATAAAGTATTATTTATAGCTTCTTCTTCTGCAATTTCTATAGATTGTTTATAATCTAATTGCATATATAATTCTAATTCTTTAATATTAGAAGGTAAATTATCTTTTTCTCCACTTTGCGAAAAATCTACACCTAATTCTTTATTAGCTAATTGAATGAATTTTTGATTATTCATATCAGCCATTAATTTAGTAGCATAATCTGTTCTACTTTGTAAAGCAGTAGGATCTTGTGCGTAAGCTTTTAAATCATAATCTTTTTGAGCAATACCATTTACTACTATATCTACAAATTTAGGTATAATAGGTACTGGTTTCCAGTCTAAATTTAAATAAGACAAATCACCATTAATAGATAATTCATCTTTATATTTTTGAACAGGTTGTTCTCCTCTAGAATATAAACGTAATCTGTTAAAATTAGTATATCCTTGATTCCATTTACCGCTATTTAATCTTCCTCCTCTAAACCATTCATATTCAATAGCTTGCCCTACTGCAAGTCCATATTCTAAAGTTTTCTTTTCCGCCTCAGGTACCACCTGACTTGGGAATGCACTGTTAGTAACATTAGTGTCAATCATCTATTAATTATTTTTGATTCATAGCCTTTATTATCATATTTAGAAAAATTTAAATTTACTTTTTCTTTAATAATTTCAGCTATAGGTCTATATTTATTTTTATTACATGCCATGATAGCTAATCCTGAACTAATAGATGCATCATGTTTTGTTCTATTATTTATATCAAAAGCTGCCCAATCTTCTAAAGTCCTTTGAAGATACATTGTACCATATTGTTCATTGTTGTAACCTACAAACATTTCTATATATGATTCTATTGCTGCAGCATGAGCTTGTTTAACGTCTTCACTTGAATTAGGTATACCACCTATTTCTCTTTCTGTTACAGATAATTTATGTAAAGTTTTATCTGGTCTATTCATTGAAAAACCTCTATATCCTCTTCTTTTAAAATAATAAAGTAATCTAGGTTTATTATTTTCTGCTAATATTGGCATACTATAAAAATGACAAGCCATAAGTACATCTTCAAAAAATATTTCAGCAGTTGAAGGCCTAGAAATATATTCTAAAAAGAATAAATTAGCAGGACAATCATCCATTGTAAATTTAGTTAAACCATGAAGGGATCCTTTAGAACCTCTTCCGTCCACTGTTCCTGATATATCATAACTATCACATCCAAAAGCCCCCATATGTTCATTTGCAGGATATTTTTGACCATTTTTAGTGATTATTCTATTTTGTTGTTTAAGATCTGGTATCCAAGTAACTAAAAATCTTCCTTGAGGATTTGGAGCAAAAATTACTCTAGTGTCTTTAATACCATTTTCCCATTGGAAATTCCCTTTAGTAATAGTTCCTGAATATTTTAAATCTTCATTATAATCTATTTGTTCGTAAATTTTAGTTAAATTAAATAAAGATTGTTTTGTTTCATCTCTGAATGCGTGTTTCTCTGTACGTGGAAACTGTCTATATAACTCATTAAGTGCATCAGGATCATCCTTAAGGCCATCTACCTCATTCTCCCAATGTTGTATGACCCCAATCTCAATCGCTTGACCATCGATTCCTTTAACCGGGGATTTCGGAGTGTTAAAGACAGGGTGTCCATAAGTATCGATGTATCCCTCGTAATTCCATTCCATAGGTATGAACAAGCTATATAATCCTGAGCTAGTCTGTCCATTGCGGTTTCTTTTTGTAACGTTTGAGTTATCATATATTTTTTTGTAATTTCTACCTCCTTTATCTAAAGCGTTTGATGTACTACCCATCATACACTTACCAATAATTCTACTCCCTAATCTTAGCGTTGTTTTTGTGACTCTCCAGTTATTGAGG